AAAACCAATTTCTGGAAAATTACATTTCTTCAATAAAAAATCAAGCATAAGTTTGTATCTAATACAAAGTGCTAAAAAAATAAGTTTAATGCCGTGAGAATAAAATGAATAAACAAAAGAAAAGAGTAAACGAAGCAATATCAGCATCAGCATCAAGTCCTTTTAGTTACATAGTTCTTATTGATGCAATAAATTGTATATCTAAGAATCGTGGTTATATTAAAACCATATTTGCATCAGTTGATTTAGAAATGTTAAAATCTTGGTTTAAGAAGTTGTTTTCATCAGATGCATATAAGGCAAACGAAGAAAAATTACAGGCAATATCATCAAGATTTGCAGGACACCCACAGTTAAAAGGTCTTTTCATTACATTAGATAAAATAAAGTCCATGCCATTTTTAGAGGCAGAAAGGGAACAACATGAAAAGGATATACAGAGATTGATAGAAAAGATAAGTCTTTTCATAAAAAGAAGATTAACAGATGAAGACATACAAGTTCTTGAATCATTGACATCGGAAATAAATCATGTTTCAGAAAAAATAACTCAGAAATTAGATGATGATATTTCAAGTGTAATGACAGTAGAAGAACCTGCACCAAAACCAAAAGAAGACGAAGAAAAGCCGAAGACTGAAATTAAGGTAAATGAAAGAATTAAAAGTAAACTTCGTAAAAAAATAAAAGAAATAATTAGAACACATCTTATCACTTCAAAATACAGATGATAAAATTATCTGACATATTAAAAGAAATTGGTATAGATAAAGGCGCATTTCATGGATTTGGAATGAAACCACAAGACATGAGAGTTGATACTTGTAATGTTGAATGGACAAATCCAGACCAAGATACAGGATGTCCAGCATTTTCGGATTCATCTAAAATAACAGATGAAGATATTCAGAAGGCAATACTATATTTGAATGAAGAATCACCGAAAACTTTAATTGCTTATTCTCGCGGTGGTGCAATACTTCTTCAAGCATTATCTATGGGTGCAAAAAAGCCAGATACGGTTTATTTGGTTGCACCAGCTTGGAACAGACAATGGCCAACTGTATCATTGACTGGATCCGAAATTAGTGGGAATGGTGCTATAATTCATGGTGGTAGTGATAATATAGTTCCTTTGAAACATTCTGTTATGTTGGCAAAAGCAAGTGGTATGCCATTGTATGTTTTTCCATCATTGAATCATGTTAGTATACTAAAAAATAAGGATAATCCAACCTCTGGCAAACAGGTAAGGGATGTTACCAGTGCAAAGGCATTTCATGTTATGGCAGTTCTTCCGGATTGGGGACCAACCGGTAAAGCTACTGATGAAGAGTTAAAAGTGCAAGAGGAATATGTTAATACAATATAGAGAGAGAAATTTATGAAAAATTCTTTAAAAAATTTGGTCAAAGAAGTTAGGGTAAAACTTAACGAAGATGAGGCACAAGACGAATTGAAATCAATTCTTAAAAAAGATTATGCATCGTTTGTAAAAGAATTAGGTGACAACATAAAGGATCCAAAATTCGTTGATGCTATAAAGTCTCTTAATAGTGCTTCACCGGTTAAAGTAACAGGAATTAGTCCAGTGTGTACAGACTTACAACCAACTCAAAATGAAGTTGTTATGGATAAGTCTTTGAGTTATCCACTTAAAGATGCTACAAGTGCAGAAACATTTTTGAAAGGTGGTGTGGTTGCTGTTGCTGGTAAATCAATAGTAACTGCTGGTGGTGGTAAGTATGTTATAGACGGACACCATAGATGGTCACAAGTATTTTGTATAAATCCAGAAGCAAAAATTAAGGCAATGGATTTATCCGATATTAAAAAACCAATAGAAGCATTGAAGGCAACACAAATCGGTATTGCAGCTCAAACTGGTGCAGTTCCTACAGCAGCTGGTGGTGGTGTTAATTTGTTTACTGTTGGTGAATCAGAATTGAAGAAATATGTTATAGATAACATACAAGAACCAGTTGTGGAAGTATTTAAGAAATATGGTAAAGGCGATACACCAGAAGCGATTGCTGATTATATTTGGGGTAATGTCCAAACATTGAAGAAACAAAGTCCTCCAGTTGCTGGTGCACCAAAGCGTGATGTTATGCCTCAAACTGACGATGCTCCTCAATGGGTAGATAATACTTTCAATGTTGAGAAATTGCCAGAGGCAGTTGTCCGTAGATTGAAAGAACTTATGAAATACAACAAGAAGTGATAATATATCGCCAACTAAAAAAATGATAAAATGGGAAATCTTCGGATTTCCCATATTTATTTATAGAAAAAATTGCTTGCTTATTAAACATTAAATCATTATATTAGTATTGTCCTATTAGAACTAACATTCTTTTAGTAACAGTTAATCATTATTCATTACACATTTGGAGAAACAGCATGAGTATTAACCTCGATGCAATCAAGAGCCGTTTGAACTCTTTGAAAAACACAAACAATCGCACATCAAACATTTGGAAACCCGATCCGGGCGAAACCCAAATTCGTATTGCTCCTTACATTCACAATAGAGAAAACCCTTTCATCGAATTGTATTTTCATTACAATATCGGTAAGCGTTCTATTCTTTCACCTGTATCATTTGGTCGTCCTGATCCAATCGTTGAATTTGCTGAGAAGTTGAAACAAACTGGCGATAAAGAAGATTGGGTAATGGGTAGAAAACTCGAACCAAAAATGAGAGTGTATGCACCTGTTATCATTCGTGGTCAAGAAAATGAAGGTGTTAAGTTTTGGGGATTTGGTAAACAAGTTTATGAAGAACTACTTGCTTTCTTTGTTGATCCGGATTACGGTGATTTGTCTGATCCTAAATCTGGTCGTGATATTGTTGTTACAGTTAAGTCACCAGAAGAAGCTGGTAAAACTTACGCCGAAACAACTATTCGTGTTAAACCAAAAGAAACCCCAATTACCGAATCTCAGGATGTTCTTGAAAAGATTAAGACACAACCACAGATTACTGAATTGTTTCCAGAACCATCTTATGATGATTTGAAAATTCAATTACAAACTTGGATGGGTGCATCTTCACAAGAAGAACCTGCTGCTGATTTGAATTACAAACAAGAAAAGACTGAGAAACCCACATCATCTGCTGATGATATTGGTGTTACATTTGATGACCTATTTTAATAAGGGTGTTTTATGGCAAAATCAAAAAGTGATTTATCCGATGAACTCGGTGGAGTCATTGCCGAAACTATAAACAAACAATTCAAAGCTCAAAACATTAAGACCGCTTACTTTCTTGAAGGTGATAGTGATGCACCTACAATAGTAAAAGAATGGGTTGGAACTGGCTCTACCATGTTGGACTTGGCCATTTCCAATCGTAAATATGGTGGTTTTCCTGTTGGTCGTGTATCTGAAATAACAGGTCTCGAACAATCTGGTAAATCTCTATTGGCAGCCCATGCACTTCTCAACACACAAAAGAAAGGTGGTCTTGCAGTTTATATTGATACCGAGAATGCTATTGCTACCGAATATCTGACTGCAATCGGTTTGAACTTAAAAGATATGTTATACATTCCATTAGAAACCGTAGAAGATATTTTTGAAACTGTTGATGTTATCATTGACAAAGTTCGTTCATCCGATAAAAATAGATTGGTAACTATTGTAGTTGATTCAATCGCCGGTGCATCCACTAAAACGGAAATGGCTGCAGATTTTGATAAGGATGGTTATGCTACGGCAAAGGCACTTATCATTTCAAAGGCAATGAGAAAGATTACAAATCTTATCGGTAGAGAGCGTATTTGTTTGATTATTACAAACCAACTTCGTCAGAAATTGAATGCACCAGCATTCTCTGATCCTTGGACAACACCCGGTGGTAAAGGTATTCCTTTCCATGCGTCTGTTCGTCTTCGTCTTTCTTCAATCGGTGCTATTAAGGCAAAGAGAGAAGGTCGTGATGAAATCGTTGGTTCGAGAGTTAAGGCAAAGTTAGTTAAAAATCGTTGTGGTCCACCGCTTCGTGAATGTGAATATGAAGTTTACTTTGATAGTGGAATTGATGATTACAGTAGTTGGCTTACTGTTATGAAAGAACACAACCTTGTATCTCAATCAGGTGCCTGGTATTCATGGACAGACAAGCGTTCTGGAGAAGTTATCAAATTTCAATCCAAAGAATTTGTTGAAAAGATTATGAGTGATCCTGAATTATACGATATAGTATATGATGAAATTGCTGATAAGGTAATTATGAAATATAAGAAATTGGATGAAGCCAGAATTGACGATGTAACACTTTCAAATGAACCATTATTACAAGATGAAGTATGAACAAAAAATATCAAAGACTTTTACAAGAAATAGAAACAGAAAAAGCCGAACAAGTAAACCTACATCGTGATAGTAAGGTTTTGATTGTTGATGGGATGAATTTATTTATACGCACCTTTTCTGCGATTCCCACATTAAACGAAGATGGTATTCATGTTGGTGGTCTATCTGGTTTCTTAAAGTCTCTTGGAGCAACAATCCGTATGGTTAATCCCACGCGGGTTGTTGTTGTCTTTGATGGTAAGGGTGGTTCACAAAGAAGAAAAGAAATTTACTCAAACTATAAGGAAGGTAGGGCAATCAAGTCACGGTTAAACCGTGTAGTAGGATTTGAGGATATTGATGATGAACAATCATCTATCAAATATCAACTGTTTCGTGTTTTTTCATTCCTACAAAATCTGCCACTAACAATACTCTCCATTGATAAAATCGAAGCAGATGATGCGATTGCCTACCTTTCTTCTTATTTCAAAGAAAAATGTGTTATCCTATCAAACGATAGAGACTTTTTACAATTAGTCTCGGATAGGGTTGGCGTTTACTTGCCAACTAAAAAGAAAATGTATACTCCAGAAAATCTTTTGGAAGAAACTGGTATATGGTGTGAGAATTACATCATATACAAATCAATTCTTGGTGACAAGAGCGATAATGTTGCTGGTATAAAAGGTATTGGTGACAAATCAATTCTCAAACATTTCCCTATATTATCAGAAAAAAGAAAAATAAATTTGGAAATGTTCATAGAATTTTGTAAATTGTATGATAACAAATCGAAGGCAATTCAAGAACTAAAACAAAATCTGAAAGTGTTGGAAACCAATCATCGTATAATGCAACTTGAAGATGTTGATATTCCATCTTCAACAAAATCTACAATTCGTAACATAGTTGATGGTGAAATTGGTGGAATAAATAAGATTGAGTTAGATAAATTGTTTGTAGAAGATAAACTACAAAATGTTTTATTGAATTGGGACGAGTGGTTGAAGAAAAATTTTACAACATTAAATTCGATTAGGAACAAGTATGCAGGATAATTTATCCCAATACGGACATACATTTCAAACAAAAGTTATTACAACACTTCTAAATGATAGGGCATTTTTACAACAAGTTTCAGATATAATTGAACCAACTTACTTTGAGTCTCAGGCAAATAATTGGATTGTTGCTAAAATAATGTCCTATTATGAGAAGTATAGAACTGCACCAACTGCTGAAGTATTCAAATCAGAATTGATACAAGTTGAAGATAAAGTTTTGAAGAGCACTATTGCAGACTCATTAAAAGAAAGTGCAAAGTATAAAGACAGTACAGATACAGAATATGTAAAATCAACTACATTAGAATTTTGTAAAAATCAAAAGATGAAGGTTGCAATTATTGAATCAGTTGATTTGCTCAAGAGTGGTAAATATGATTTGATAAAAAAGAAAGTTGATAATGCACTTAAAGCTGGAACTGACAAAGATATTGGTCACGATTATATCGTTGATATTGCAGCTCGTTATGAAGAAGGTGCAAGAACTTGTGTATCTACTGGATGGAATGTTGTTGATGATATTACAAATGGTGGATTGGCTGCTGGTGAATTGGGTGTTATCATTGCACCTGCCGGTGGCGGTAAGTCTTGGGGTTTGGTTAGTGTTGCGGCAAATGCCGTTCGTGCAGGAAAGAGAGTTATCTATTACACACTTGAATTGAATCAGTTTTATGTTGCAAGAAGATTTGATGCTTTCTTTACAAAGATTGCATTTCAAAATCTAGGTGAGGAACATGCACAAGAAAAAATTCGTGATGCAATGGAAACTATCAAGGGTGACCTGATTGTAAAGTATTATCCAACTAAAACTGCAAGTATAACAACAATAACATCACATATCGAAAAATGTATCAGTCAAGGTAAGGCTCCTGATTTGGTTATAGTTGATTATGCAGATTTGATTAGACCATCAAAAGCTGGTGACAAGAGATTAGAACTGAATGACATTTATGAAGACCTTCGTGGTATCGGTGGAACTTATGGAATACCTATTTGGACTGCATCGCAGGCAAATCGTTCTGCTCTCGAAGATGATGTCATTGAAGGCGGTAAAGTTTCAGAATCATACAACAAGA